ATCACCTTGTAGACGTGTAGCTCATATACATCTTTATCGTTAAAGGTGTATTTCTTTTGCAGTATGTCTAAGATTGGCTTGATACTATTATCTATGTCATTTGCCTTGTTAGAGTAACCTACAATAAGGGTTATTGATACTGGTCCCTGAGGGAATTTAAACGGGCGTAACTTTAACAGACATTCTTTCTCGTATGCCTTGTACTTGATTGACTTAAATCTTCTACCCTGAAACGCCTCGTTTATGGATAATGGTTTTACATTTACCTTCATTCCTTCATCTTAAATATTATATCAATAACCCTCTGTCTACTTTCCTCGTCATGTATAAAGTGTAGCATCGCATTGAGGGATTCGGACATACTATCTGAGTAAGTAAATTTCATGAATGACGGATCAACTAAATGAAGATCACCATCCATAGACTCGACAATGCCAACAGATTCTCCACTTGAGAAACCCCATGAGTGGAAGAACCCTGTCATGGCACCATCAAAATGAACTACATTGCTATCTCCATCCCACTTAAAGCAAAGGCCTTTCTCAATAGCAACGCCAGTCCAATACTTAACCCTCCTGTACGTCTTCATCTTCTATTACAAGCAGGATATCATCCTGAGCAATTAAGCCAAAGCGTACATCGTTCTCCGTAACCCATGTCACCTTCTTATCGGCAAACTTAATGCGGTCATTGATCTTAACTTCTGTTACCTCCTCTCCAATAGCTGTTACAACACCCTCATCAGGTACGTTGCGTGAGGCGAAGTCTGTATGTATTAGATCAGACTCAATGTTTTTCTTTGTGATAAGTTTAAACTTCACACGATCAAATAGTGGTTGCATATGTTTTTTATTTTAATAGTTTAACAGTTAATAGAATACCCCCTGTAAAAGCAATAGGAACGCCAAGGATTGTAGCTGTCTTCCATGCCCATCTCTTACCATTCATCCTCCAGTAGTCATCCTCTAAAGAGTTGTAATCAACTACCTTCTGATCGTATAGTAGATTGAGATTCTCGTACTGCTTTTCCTTCAACTCAAGTGAGAGCATGTACTGAGTGGCAATATCTTCAGCTAAAGATACCTGCTCAGTAAGATTATCTATTTTCTCCATATTTGTTTTGTACATGGAGTGGTAGAATTTCTCAGAGGCAAATACCTTATTGATCAGCTTAACTTCCTCTGTCCTAATGCAGGTCAAAGTATCCCTTCCGATCAAGATCCTTGAACTCGTTGAGGTTAGTTGAGAGAAGATCTGATTGCTGACTAGGAGTAGCAAGATCAATGTACCTTTTTTCATCTTTGTATTTTTTTTTAGTGGTTTGTTCCTTGCTCTCTATAAAGACTACATCCCCCTTGAGTGTAGACATCCTGTTCTGTAGATCGACAATGTTCTGTTTATGTCTGTCTATCTCCTCCTGTTTGTCCTGTATATCCTTCTTCAGGTAGTCCTCGTATAGAGTGTTGTCCTCATTCTTTTTTACACTACGGACGTGAAGGAATGCAAATAGAAAGAGCATGAGGATGGCTATAAAAATTATAGCCAGTTCCTCCTTACTTATTTTTATCTTCCATTGCAGCTTTGGCAGCCTTAGCCTCTTCAATAGCTCTTTCATGCTTGTATGTTTTAATGATTTGTACAACATCGTGATATGAAAACCAAGGTAGAGTGGCTATCTCCTGAACCAATTCCTCTGCATCCTCTAAAGCCTTTAGGTAAAAGCCTCCACCCTCTATATCAAATAGAGCAGTGGCTAGGACTTTATACTTCTGTTCAGCGGCCTTGATAAATTGGTTCCCTTTCATCTTCACCTCCTTCTCCCAGAAGGGAGGACCTATATGGTCTGAGATATTAATAAAGGCATTGGCATGAATAACAGATGCAATGATCTGATGTTTCTTGTGATCGTCTAAAATCATCTATTTGTAAGTATTTCTATTAAGTGTTTCTTATATGCTACTGCTTTCTCAAGAACGGTATCAATAACTTCCTTTGTGTTGCTCTGCAAATGTACGGGAATTATTGCCATCTTGTTCTTACCGTCCATGCGAGGATCGTAAGATATGAACATACCTTCCTCCTTACCAGCTACCAGCATATTCATTTGCAATTGCCACCAATATGCCTTTCTCTCCTTGAGTAACTCAGCCTCGTCTTTAATGAGTAGATTCTGAACGTGGTTCTCAAAGTTGTAAGGACACTTGATCTCGATCACCCCGAAGCGTGAGCAGATGCCATCAGGTGATCCCCCGGCATGGTCTCCGTAAGGAATGAACCCCGTAGAATCTACTGTAGACTCCATGAGTTCAGCGTATAGGTTACAAGCCTCAGCCTCGTGGTCTAGGCCCCAGTCTGTAGCGGCAGAGTTAGTAGTCTGCTCAAGTCCTGCCATCTCCTCGGCAACCTTAGACATAACGTAAGACTTAGCTGTCTCAGACATCTCTCCCTTCTCTCTCGCTTCCTTAGACTGAGGGTTAGTTAATAGTTTATAAATCTCCGATGAGGTAAACTTACCCACACGAGCGTTGAACCAAGCCTGTGACCGCTGATCTGCGGCCATAGCTTGTTCCTTTAAGATTTCATTCAGTAGATTACTCATTGTCCCCTCCTTTTTTGTTTTTAGATTTAGCTTTCTCAATGATCTCCTTCTTCTGTTCTGGATCGATCATCACAGACTCGTCAGATAGAGCAGCCTCAAGTTCCACTACATTGGTGGTCTTCTCAAGTAGTCTCTCGATCTGCTCCTCGCTCATTTTAACGTACTCAACAGTCTTATACTCCTCGTTGTCGATAGAGATAGCGGTGTTAACCTTCTCGATCTTATCCAAAGCAAACGAAGACTTAGGGATAGACTTCCAACCTCTCTTCACAACGGTCTTACGAGCCATCTCTGCATAGTCAGTAGACCATGGTCCAACATCCTTACGGCCAGTCTCTGAACGGTTCTTAATGGCATCAATCTGAGGCTTCCACATGATCTCGAATAACTTCTCGTCATTGTGCAATACAAAGATTGCGTACACAGCTATCACATCGCTGTCCTTGAAGGTCTCCCCTTTAGGCTTGTGAATAATCTCAGGGTTAGTTCCTTGAACGAAGTCGAACTCGTCTCCTCGGTAAACCACAGCAGAAGATACAGACTTGATAATCCCTGTGTCAGAGATAAGTTTAATCATGCCCTGATACCCTGGCATTAGCTTCGCATTGCCCTTGAAAGGAACTAGGTAGGCTAGGTTCATTACAGGGTTAAGCGACAGCTTAGTCAAGGCGCAGTTGAACACAGCCATGGCTACAGATTGAGGGTTTGAGTTCGCTAGAACCATGTTGTTGTTAGCAGCTTGGATGGCAAAGGACATCTCTCTCATGAGAACGTCCTCTCCTCCCATTAGCTTAATCATTTCCTCTTTGCGAGGTTCGATGAACGGCATTACCGTCTTTGGTGAAATTGTTATGTTTGACATTTTGTGTGTAATTTACTAATTAATATTCATCTCTTTCCATATCCGCATCTTCCTCTTTCGTGCATTCGTAGCACAATCCTATTTCGTTTTCAAATAGTTCTTGAACATCTGAATCGTCCCAGTCACGATATTTTCTGTTTGTGTGTTTGATGTCTGCAATTCGTTCTTCAATTTGTTCTGAATCGCAATAACGGCAGTAGTCACTCATATAATTTATTTTTTTATTGGTTTATGCAAATATACAAAAGAATTATAAACTTTTACAATTTCTCTCGAAAAAAGTTTCTAACAATTCTATGTGTTGTTTGTGTTCCTCTTTAATCTCCCTTCCGTCAGGGCTGAAGATCCTCTTAAGAATCTTCCTCCTCTGATCGATATCCATAGGGTAGAGAGCAAGGTCAAAGGCGAGATAAGCCTTCGGATCGTTTCTGAGTCCCGTCTTACTCAGTATGGCAACAACCCTCTTATGTAGGCTGTCAAGTTCCATGTACTTCTCGGCACGGGTTCTATATGTCTTACTACGAGAAAAGTTTGCCATTGTTTCTATCTTCAGTTCGTTCTATACATTTCTTAATTGCTCTCCAGTCCTCGATATCCTCCTCGTTAAATTTAGGTGTACCGAAGAAGAGGGACATCATCCTACTTATATGCTTCTTGTCATAATCTGGACGGAATACCAAGAGAGCCTTGCGAGGGTTTATATTCCTCTCGGCAAAGTAGAGGAACCATTTAGCCCTCTTTTTGTGTACTGACTTCATCTATTACCCTTTGTATTTTTGAGCGTAATTCATCCACCTCGTCACAGTATTCGATTAGCCCCTCAAGTAATAGGTCAATCTTCTCTCTGTTCTTTAGAGGCTTTTTCCGTCCCACAAGATCGTTCATATAACGTGTTGGAAGGTTTTTCTTCTTGCATATATAGTGCATATTTAATACGTCTGCATGAGACCTACACGATGAAATAAGGTAGTCTAAAACGTGCTTGGCTATGTCTTGTTGACCTATCTTATTTTCTTCCACGCCCCCCTTAGCATTG